TAGTGCTTACGGTCGGTCATGGTCAATCTCCTTGGTCTTGGCAGAGGACTTGATACGCCTCAGCCAGTGAAGTGATAGCAGCCTCGATCAACTCGCGGGCCGCGGCGTTGGCTTGCACGCTGGGTGCGAAAACAAGTTGTCTTCAGTCATCCGGGCGAACAGGTCGCAGCGGTCGATTGCTTCGTGACGGTGGAACTTGTCAGTCATAGGAACCTCACAGCGTCTTAGCTAGGGCCGCAGCGGCTGCTACTTGCGCGGGGGTGCGATAGTCGGTTTCCATCTCGTTGCACTTGCCTTTGTTGCACGGGCCACACAACACCTGAAGGTTGCGAGCATCAAGGGCCAAGCTAGGGAATCTCAAGCGCGGCTGAATGTGGTCTACGTTCATCACAGCCCCGTTTTCAGGGGAGTCTCCGCAGCACATGCACTTTCTTCCGTGCAGGTTGAGCACTTTGATTCGCAGGTTTGTCCATGCGTAAGTGCTCAAGAAGTCTTTGCTGCGTACATCAACGCCTTCGACGGTCATCGCTACGATGGAAACGCGGCGACGTGGCGCGGTTTTGGCTCGATGAGCCTTGATTTCTGTTGCAACCTGAGTATTGGGCTTGCGCTTCTTTGCGGCTTCCCTTGCCAGTCGGCGGCGCTCTGCCTTGGTCGGTTTTGCAGGGGCTGGCATGGATTCCTGCTCAACAACAGCCTGATGTACATAAACAGGCTCGCCAAAGAACTCTTCAAGGTTCTTTTTGTGCTCAAGACACACGTCAAACGAAGTTTTCTTTGCGCCGATTTGCCGCCGGTGCAATGTCCGTTCGACCCTCTTCCCTAGCGCGTCAAGCAAACGAATCATCGTCGGCATGTCGATCCTGCGCGGACCATGTTCAGCAAGCCAACCGGGGCGCATCGGATACGCGATACCAAGAATGGCGGCATCGTCTGTCGTCATGGTCGTCGGATGCGTCTTTCCCTGTTTTGCTTGTAGGTACTCAATAACTGTTGTTGTGTACATCTCTACTTCCTTGTTTTGTACTTATATATAAGCACCTAATCTTTAGCTGTAAGACACATACCCAAGCGGTGAGTGGAGGCCAGACTTTATCCCTGTCTAGCCTTCCCAAAACGTACCCAGTGCGGAGCCGTTCCGTCCGTCAGCCTTGCGGGCGACCGTGCTAACTTCGACGCGGTCATGCGATGTTGCAGCCCCTATCCCCCTGGTTCGCGTTCCGATACAGCCGCCAGTGATTACCCTCCCCAGCTGCACCGCCCTGCTCTAGCTCTCTTGCTTCTCTGTACCTAGCTCTCTGGCTGCCGCACCCCACTTGCCCGGAAGGTGCCTTACTAGCTCCGGTTCAGCAGGAGTCCTAGCAGCGTCATTACTCGTTACTCACAAACAAAAAAGCCGCTTTGCTCTATCCCCCGGTGGAAGCCCTAAACAGCAGGGCGGGGGACAGAACGAAGCGGCTTTTCTCGTCAGCTTCCACACCGACAGAACCTATTTTACACGTTCCAAAAATATTTACTAGAGCCCCTATTGACACAGATAACTAGCGCGACTAATATTCACTCCATCAGCTCTGCAACACAACGCAGACGGCCACAGGCCAGCTCTTTACCACCGGACGTATCACCGTCCGCACAACCAGCGAAACAAAGCACCCCGCACCTCGTAGCAGGAAGCTCATGCAGTTGAAGGTGAGCGACCAGCGAAAGCCCGACGTGAGAACGGCGAGAACCCTTGGTGAAACGACCGGATGGACCGGCAGCGACGGGAAGCCGCATAAGCAGCGGTGACAAAGGTTGGCTATCACAGGCAACCCACACCGAGCCCAATACATAAGCTCAGTGAAGACAAAAGCTTCAAACGGATCGTAAGCAATAGGCAAGGCATGAAGCCTTGTTGATGACCTGCTTACAAATGATCTTGGCCCGACAAAGGGGCCGCGCCTGGACTGTCGTGAGACAGCCCCGAGAAAGTTACGAGGGCGAATTAATCGTAAATAGCCCGCCACAAGGCGGGCAAACCTAAGCAGAGACAGGCTGTTTAGGTGTTCGAGTTTGATCTGTATTGCACATGCAGTAGCCGAAAGGCTTCAAATAGGACAGCCCGAGCCAACAGGGAAATGTGCTGAGTTGGGATACGGCTCGCGTAGATTCAACAGAGATTCCAGTCTCTGCTGCACGAGCCGTTCTATTGCGAACAAAACGATCCGCCTCCGCGCAACGGGGTTTTTGACGGATGCCGGAAAACGTAACCGGCCAATAAGTTCAATTTTTTAGCAGTGCAACCAACTCGCCTACGGGCTAATTCAGGAGCAACAAATGAGCGTCATCGGAAAAGTTTGCATCATCCGCACGTACAGCGCGGGCGTTTTTATTGGCATCGTCGCCGAGCGCGAAGGAAAGGAAGTGACGGTAAAGGACGCCCGCCGCCTCTGGTATTGGGACGGCGCAGCAACGTTGTCTCAACTGGCAATCGACGGAACAAGCAAGCCGAAAAACTGCAAATTCCCCGCTCCTGTACCGGAAGTTCTGCTTACCGAAGCAATTGAATTCATCCCTGCTACGGAGGCCGCTATCGCGTCTATCGCTGCGGTGCCCGAATGGAAGCAGTAAAAGGCGACGGCTACGGCTACGGCGACGGCGACGGCTACGGCGACGGCGACGGCTCCGGCGACGGCTCCGGCGACGGCTCCGGCTACGGCTACGGCTACGGCTCCGGCTACGGCTCCGGCTACGGCTACGGCTACGGCTCCGGCGACGGCGACGGCGACGGCTACGGCGACGGCTCCGGCGACGGCGACGGCGACGGCTACGGCGACGGCGACGGCTCCGGCTACGGCTCCGGCGACGGCTCCGGCGACGGCTACGGCTACGGCTGATTTTTAATAGCCCATTTCCTCGGTCGCATTTGTTCTCTGCAAGTGCGGCCCGGGAAGCAGGCTAACCAAACAATAGGAGGCGAAATGCCAATGTTCCAAACAATCGCCGGTCGCTACTGGCTGAAGCGTCGCAAGGCTAACCGTGACATGACCATCCGGACCGCTGTCACCGTTTCCCTGCTTTCGCTTGTTGATCGCGTTACCGAAAAGCCCGCCGCTACGTTGCGCCGCTGGGTGGCTACGTTCGACATTGCAATTCTGGCTGGCCTTGTTGCGCTGGCTTATTGGGTTACGGGGGAAATGTGATGACATCCCTATCCCCCGTCGAACGATCCGCCCTGCAATCGTTCATGCGCCAAATCCCCAGCACAACACACGGCGACGACTGGCAGGACGCCTATCTATCGGCCCTCAGTGCTTGCGAATCAGGGTCGGATAACGGATGGGCCAAGCAAGGGCGATCCGTTGCGCTGCTGGCCGTTCTAGGCCCTCTGCTGATTAGCGGAAGCAGGCTTGATATTAACCGTGCTCGCGAATTGATCCTGATTGAAATGCAGGGTTACGCGAAGCAGAAAGCGGATGAGGTGAATGATGATTGATCCGAATGAAGCGCCGGAAGGGTATCGGGCGGAAGCGCTGACGGCTGGCTGCATGGGTTGTGACCTTGCTGGGTCGGTGGATTGCATGGACGCGAAATGCGGAAGACTCGAGCGCGTCGATGGCAGGCCCGTGATCTTCAAGCGCATCGGCCCCGTCATGGCGACCGTTCCCCTTAACTACGGATCAATGGGCGAAGAGGTGGCGTAATGCCTCAATTCACATTCTCCGCAACCGTGCGCGGCGGATTCCCCGTGCAAGTAGTCGCCTATGCCACTAAGCCCGATCCGTCGGTCGGCTACCTGGGCGATATCGAAATTGAACAAGTGCTCACTCCGCGCGGTCGTCCGGCTGATTTCCTGCGGCTTACTCGGCAGGAAGAAGCAAAGCTGCTTGAGCGCTTGAATAGGGAGGTGTGCGATGAGTGAAATCATGAAGCTCTGCGGGACGCGTGATCTGCGAGAAGCGTTAAGGGATGTTGAGACTTGGATGAAGCACGCCGATTACGCGCTTACCCTTGACAAGTGGAATAGCGCAAGGGGTTCGCTCTCTGAGGCATCCAAGCGAATTGACGCGATCCGCGAAGAGATAAAGGCGAAGTGATGACGCCCGCCGAAGAAGACGCCGACGATTCTCTGCGCTGGTGGCAAGAGCAAGGGCAAGGGCAATACGAACAAACGACTAACGAACAAGGAGCAATGAGCCATGAGCGCAGCAGTAATGATCCTCGGGGAAAGCGGTACCGGAAAATCTACTTCAATGCGGAATCTCGATCCGCACGAAACCCTGCTTATTCAAACCATCAAAAAGCCGCTTCCCTTCCGTTCTAAGAACTGGTCTTACCTGTCGAACGAGAACGCAAGCGGCAACATGATCGTTTGCGACAACTCGGAAAAGATCATTTCCCTGATGCGCAAGACCAAGCGGCCCGTGATTGTGCTGGACGATTTCCAGTACCTGCTTGCAAACGAATTCATGCGCCGCACCGAAGAACGCGGATACGACAAATTTACGGACATTGGAAAGCATGCGTGGGAGGTTCTGACCGCCGCATCGACTTTGCCTGACCGTGTTCGCGTCTATATCTTGGCGCACACAGAAACATCCGATTCCGGACGAATCAAGGCTAAGACGATTGGCCGGATGCTGGACGAGAAAATTACGATTGAGGGCATGTTCTCAATCGTGATGCGCACTGCGGTTATTAACGATCAATTCGTGTTCAGCACCAAGAACAGCGGAATGGATACCGTTAAGACGCCAATGGGCATGTTTGAGGCGGATCACATTGATAACGACCTCGCGGCAATCGACGCTTCGATTGTTGATTACTACGACCTCAAGGCTGCGGCCTAACTAAAGACCAAGGAGCACCAAATGCTGACTTTCAATCCGACCGAAGCCGCACAAGCTGACCGCGTTTCTTCGCAGATCACTGAAACGGGCAAGTACATCGGTGTTATCACTCGCGCCGAAAAGCTGCTTTCCAAGAACAACGTGCAAGGCTTGGGCCTTTCGTTCAAGGCCGATGACGGCTCGACGGCTGATTACCTCGACCTCTACACCATCAATGCAAATGGTGAAGTGCTGCCGAGCATGAAAACGGCTCAGGCTATTCTCGGCTGCCTGAAGATCAAGCAAGCCACGGACGGCAAAATCCAGTGCGAGAAGTGGAACAGCCAGGAACGCAAGCGCGAAACCGTCACCGTCAATGGCTACCCGGAACTGATGGGCAAGCGCATCGGCCTGCTTCTGCAAAAGGAACTTTCCACCAACACCACAAACGGCAACGACGTGGAGCGCCTGCAAATCTTCGGCGTGTTCCAGGCCGACACCGAACTGACCGTTTCTGAAATCCTCGCGCGCAAGACGACGCCGGAAACGCTCCCGAAGATGCTGCAAGCCCTGATGGCAAAGCCGGTGCGCGACGGCCGCAAGACCAAAGGCAACTCGCACGGCGGCGGCAACGACTACGGTTACGGTGATATCCCGCCGCAAAACAGCAAGGGCGATTACGACGACTTCACGTTCTGACCTCTGACTAACCACTCTCAGGGCTTCGGCCCCTAGCGAGGAATACAAAATGAAAGTCACCCTGTCCGCTGCGGTCGCCCAGCTGGAAAGCACGCTTGACCTGCTTGACCCGGAAACCGGCGAACTGCCAGAAGGCTACGAGTCGGCCCGCAATCTGGTGCTCAACAAAGCCGAAGCCGTCGCCGCCTACCTGCTGCAATCCAAAATGTACGCCGAGATGGCTGCAGCCCGATCCAAGGAATTGGCTGCACAAGCAAAGACCATCGAGAAGCGCGCCGAATGGCTGTGGCGATACCTGCTTGAAAACATGCAGCACTCCGGCATTACCGAAATCCGCGCCAATGACGGCAGCTTCGTTGTGAAGCGTTACCCGGAACGCGATTCGTCGGTTGAAGTGTTTGACGAGAAGCAGATTCCCTCTGACTGCACGCGAGAGATTCCGCCCGTTGCCGCCTCTTA